TTACAGCCTCATCACCAATATTTACAGTACCTACAATTGCATCTTCTACAACTTTAGCACCACCTGCTGCCAAAGCATCTCCTACTCCACCAGTAGCCGAAACGCCAGTTGGTATTGGCTCTATTGAAGGAACGGCAGTTGCAGTTCCTACTGCACCAGTTGCAGACAGTCCAGTTTCAATAACTAAGGAGCCTGCTGTAGTACCCTCTTCTCCAAGAGCAGAAGTTCCAACAACTCCAGTTGGTGTAAATTTAGCAGTTCCCGTTTCAACTGTATTACCAACGGCACCCGTGGCATTTACATTTGTGGCAAAAGCTTTAGTTTGTCCTGCAGCTTCTTCATTACCAAGTGCAGATGTTCCAGCAAGACCTGTAACAGCAAAAGATACGTTTGCAAAAGCAGTTTCGTTTCCAAGTGCAGATGTTGCAGATAAACCAGTAACAGGTGCATTTGCTTGTCCGTCAAAGTCTACACTACCTACACTAGAGCTAATTTGTGATTGAGTAACAGCAACAGTAAGATTTGTGAAAGCTGTTTCGTTGCCAAGTGCAGAAGTAGCACTAACTCCACTTACTGCAAAACTAATAGGAATATTTAAGTCAGTTGTAGGATCAAAATCAAGTGTGGTTGTTCCAGCAACGCCAGTAAGCGAAACTGCTCCTGTGCCAGTGACAGTTACGCTGCCTAAACTTGAGGTTAAACCAAAACCATCTACGCCAAAAGCTGTGCTTTCACGACCACCCCAAGCGTTCTGATTCCAGCCTCCTTCACCCCATCCTAAAAAGATAGGAACTGGAGCAGCTCCATGAACAGCAGGGATAGTGCCTAATGAAGAGGTTAAGCCAAAACCAGTGACACTAACGTCAACACTTATGAAACCACCCCAAGGATTGTTACCCCAAGTTCCTTCATTCCAACCGAGGGTAGACATTTAGAACTCCTAGGCTATTCTAATAATAGCGTTTGAAGCGTCTGCTGTTGGAAATTGAATTGTAAAAGTTCCAGCGGTAGATGTTTTGTTAGATGTAAAATCTAAAACAGCAACTGCTTTGTTACTATCAGAACTATTATAAATTAAAGCACCCATTGCAGTAATTGTTGCAGTAGTAAAACTTAAATCACTAAAATCTGTAAATGCAGTTGTTCCAGAAGTAGTTGGATCTACTCTTGTTAAAGAACCACCACCAGTAGCGTATGTGCCACTTGATGCTACTTCACCAGTTGTCACAAAAGCAGTTGTTGTTGCTCCTAGTGTCGCAGTTGTACTTGATTTACCACCACTTCCTTCTGCGTATAAAGCTAGTTTAAAAGTGTCTCCACCTGAGTTTTTAAAATTGTGTACACCTTCTAGTAACTCTTTCTTGAAGGAAGTACAGTTGTTCTTTAAATAATTTAGCCTGTTCTTTTATATGTGGAGGTGCATCTTCTGACACACTTGCAATTTTTTCTACGGCTAAATCTGATATTTGTTCGTTATTCAATCCTCCTTTTTCTGAGGTTTTAACAACTACACTTCCTAGTTGTGATACATTTACATTAAACATTACTAACTCCTTTCATTAGAGCAATCTTACATTTATATTAGATGAAAACGATCTTCGTTCACCTTTGCCACGGAAAGGATAAACTGTATGATGTAAACTAGATGGGAATAAATATAAATCTCCTACACTTGGTTTTACAGCATAACCTCCGTTGTTCTCAAAAAATTCAATATATCCTGCCTTATTTTCATCTGTAATTCCATCAGGCACTTTTAAATAACCTACACAAGAAAAGGGTTGTGCTTGTTGACCACCATAGTACTCTGTGTGATTGTGCAAGGGATTAAAATCACCTTCGAATGATCTTACATACCAAGCATTATGTATGTCCAATTCCATATTAAGTTGTTGAAAATTAAATTTGTTTTTGTACAAGAACTCTACTGCATCATATAAAGTTTTTCTAAATGAGTTCATTTTATTATTTTTTAATTCACAAGTTAGCTCTTCTTGTATATCACCTTTAACAGTTTTGCTTAATTTGTCACTCACGTTTAATTGTTTTCTATGTTTTTTATTAGAAATTAATTCATCACATTGTTGATTAAGTATATGTACATCTTTAGATTGTATTTTAAATTTTACTATGGGTGGACCAAATACACTAAGTATACTTTTAGGGTCCAAAGGATTCTGAGTCAATTTCCATTCCTTGATTAAGTAAAGTCAATTCATTAAATTTAAACAAGTACCAACCCGTTCCAATGTATTTTTCATTTGATATTGGAGGATTACCTCTATGTGTATGTGTCCAGTTTGCAGGAAAAATTGTGAATAATCCTTTTTCTGCTTTTATTCTAGTGTGTTGATATAAAAATTCAGTTTCGCCACCTTCTTCAACATCATTTAAGTATAAAGTCCAAGTTAGCTCTCTTTTTTTATCAAGAGTGTTTTCATAATGCCATCTATGAAAGCCACCTCCTATTTCAGTTTTTTGCCATTTATACGGATCTGTATTATAGTAACCTAAACCCTCTGTTACCTTTTGTTTTAAAATAGGCACTTGATCTAAATAAATCTTTAAAGCATTATCTAGGGTTTCTCTAAAAAGTGCTACAGCATTTAAAGGCTCTCCTTTTTCATTAGTAACTGTCATGTCTCTCAACATCTCTCTGCCACTAAAAGTAATGTCTTTTCTATCAGGAGCTACGTTATCGTCTTTCCATGCTATTTCTGATTTTTCCACATCTAAATCTGTTTGATTGAATAATTTAATCAGATCATCACACGCATCATCTGGCAAAAAATTAGGTAGTGATAATATAAAATTTTCAAACTTCATTAGTTTTCTCCTCGTATGTTACTCCAGGTATATCCTCTCTTCCAATAAGATTAGGCTGGGCATCTAATGGTTCTGGTGATTCTTCTTTGGGTTTTCTTTTGATTACTAAAGTGCCATCAGAAACAGTTGATACCAAAGGATTATCTAATCTATGATAGCCATAAAGTTTTTCATGATCTGGTATATTTGTATCTAATAAAGAAGAATTGTGAGCGATATTAATTTTAATTCCTTTTGTAGTAGCTATGGCTAACCAAAACTCACAACAACCTCTGCCTGCTTCTGCAAAAGCCACATTTTTGTAAGTAAAATCTATACCATACAAATGTAAATCTTTAACATCTTGTGCTACCGCATAAGCTAAAGCATAAGCAACAGTGTTGTTTAAATAAGCATATCCTGTCTTTTGCAAAACTTCTTGTAACGGAAACTCAACAACATCTGGACACCTTTCGTCAAGAGTGCAACTAAAAATAGGAATGTTTAATTTTTGTTTCAATCTATCCGCCATGATATTAGTTTGTTTTCCAGCGTTAGGCGTATCAAGAAATCTTGATGGAGGATCCATCATAAAACATTTATCGTGATAAATGACTCCAGACATAGAATTAATTGCCCAAACTTCATCAAATTTTTCACTTCTTATTTTTGCCATCATATATTCGGAACAGGTGCTACCTAATCCTACAATAGCTACGCTTTTAGATTTTTTCATTTTGCTACCTTCTTATTGTTTTGGAACTCTTACTAAACCCTCTCTATAAGCATCTGTGTTTTCTTGTCCTTCACCATAAATTTTTAGTCTGCTCATTGCTTCAGCAAATCTTGCTGTATACAACTGAATTAAATTATCTTCACCTTTCATGAAGGTGTAAGCTTCAATTAAACTACCATATAATAATGCGTCAGGTGCATTGGTGCTTATCCATGTAACACCAGAATCTACAGTAGTAAGAGAAGCTGGTCTATAATAATAATGCAATTCTACTGAATAATTTGAATCTGGTGTAGGTGCCACAATAAAATTGTCCACATCAAAAGACGAATAAAATCTAGGACTGCCTGTAGTTGTTGGATTAGGTGTAAATTCTTGTATATAATTTACATCTTTTTGTAGTAAAAATACATTTTGATTGCTTGAGTTTACAAATGATAATGAAAAAGAAGCTAAATAATCAGTTGGTTTTTGTAAAAATTTATTTCCACTTGTTAAGCCACCAGTTACGTTTTTTCTGAAATAGTCTAAATCGACAACTTTGAGTATTCTTTCTTCAGCATTTTTAATAAAAAAATCTAGCTCATTGACAAATGTAGTTTCATCATTTTCTGTCCAATCTTGTATGGACTGTTTTAAAGTTGTTAAGGTAAAGCTCATGTTGTACTCACTGTTACTGTTCCAACTGATGTTGTTGCACTAAAACTTGTTAGTAAACTTCCTAAATTACCTAATCCAGTATTTGTATAAACAATAAATTTTTTTCCATCGTCCTCTACATCAGGTCTTGCATCTTGAATTGCTTCCGCATCAGGTGTTGACCTTACTGGTTCTAGTTGGGGGTGCTTTTCTTCATATTCGTCTTTACCTACAATAGAACCATTCCATTCTTTTCTTGTGTCCTTAATTCGATAACGAAATCCAGACCTATCTGATATTCTGTAAGCATATTTACCACTAGCAAAGGGCATTATCCAACCTTATAATAATCAAGTTTAGGAGTTACGTTAAATGCTGACCTATCTCTGTCTTCAGCCATTGCTCTTTCAAACTCCTCTTCATACACAGTTTTGAGAACTTGTATTCTATCTGGTGCCCTTTTCATAGCTATATAGTATGCTAATCCTGCTGTTAGGCAAGGTATAAATCTAAATGGTATTTCAAGTGTATTAACCTGTGTATCAGCATCTTGCATTCTTGTTAAAGCGTCATATACGATTACGTCTGTACTATTCTCTGGAGTAGGATATAATTTTAAATTAGGTGTAATTTGCCTATCTAAAAAATATTGTGTAGGTCTACCAGTTGATGTTTTGTTTGGTAAATTAATAAAAGTATCTCTACTAATTCTAGTCATGCTAAAGTCTGTGCCACTTCTTCTAACAACTACAGATAATATATCTATAATATCAGTGCCTAAACTATACTCTGAATCATTAGCAGTTAAAGCTTGAGTTCTTTGCTCAATAGTCCATTGATTAAGGCCACGATTTGCCCACTCCGCAAGCATAATATTCA